TTGTTAATTGTTGCAAAATATGCATAAGTTCCATTTGGATATTCTGGAGTAACACAAAATCTTCCATTATTTTTATCCAATACTGTTTCATCAGAAACTTCAAGGTGAATATAATCTTCAATAAAGAATCCAGCAGGAAAAACGGAAATTGATGGTCTATTTGATTTTAAATCAAGTACATATCCAGATTTTAATTGAGATACTGTTCCACCCTGTTTCTTTATGTATCCATATGGACCATAAATTGGATTTCCATCATATGCCCATCCAATAATTGGTGAGTGATCAGTTGATAATATTTCTTTACCTGCAACTTTTCTTAATTCTTTTTTTCCATATAAAATATTTCTACTAGAATCTAAAGAATAAAGAGATTCTCTAAGTTTTCTTGGTGCATAAAGATGAGAATACTGTAATTCAAAATCTTCATTTATTCCTTCAGATATAACTCCGTCATCATCAGAAACAATTGATAAATTCTTTTGATAGAGGTTAACATTCCAAGTTTTAATTTTTGCAGTAAATTCTGCTAAAGATCCTGCAGCAATGATGTCTATTGTAGTATTATTTGCTGAATACCTAAGACCAGACTCAATTATCTTTACTTCAACTAATTGTCCATTTTCAAAAATTGGAGAAAGTACCGCGCCAAAACCATTTCCATTAATTTTTAAATCTGGAGGAGAATTATACCCACTTCCAGAAGAAATTACTAAAACTTCGGTAATTTTTCCATTTATAATAATAGGACTAACTATAGCTCCCGAACCACTATTTAAAGTGACTAGGGGTTGTCTATCATAATTTAAAATTTCTGATGATCCATAATTGGAACCATTGGTTTCTAAATGTATTGAGGTAATTTCACCTCTAAAAATTGGATGAATAACTGCTTTAAAATTGTTAGAACCAATTGAAGAAACACCAACATTACCAATAACTTCAACAGAAATTTCTGGATAATTAAAAGTATGAGTTCCAACTCCAACCGAAGTAAAATTGACAAATTGGTTTGTATTATAATAAAAGTCACTTGTCAGATTTCCAGTTCCAATTCCTGATAGTCTAAACTTATCATCGTCAACTTTTGTTAGGTAGTATTCAGTATCATTAAATAATCCACCAATTACGGATCCATTTGTAGAGTATTTTACAATCTCTCCAGATTCAAATTTGTGATTTGGTATATTGATTTGATTAATTGATGTGTTAATACCTGTTGTTGAACTTGTAACTATTCTTTTCTTATTTTCATATCCAGAACCAGGATTCTCTATATTAATTGATCCCAAAATAGATTTTTTATTGAAGGATCTAAGTTGATGATTTCCAACTCCATGAGAAGTTAAATTAATAGTATTAATTCCTGAGATTACATCACCTAAAGTATTATGCAACTTGATTTGAGTTGGTGATTGTACAGAAACAAAATATGATGAATCTGTAGAAATACCACCAACTCTCCTTTGGTTGTTAGTAATATAAATTATTTTCTCAGCATTTCTAAATTTATGGTATGTGCTAAATCCAATAGTATCATTGCCTAAAGATACTTGTGAATCATTAGCATTAAATAACGTAGCACCGTATTCAGAATTAAAAGTTGCTTCATGATCAATCAGTTTCATTCCTGCAAAAGCTTTAGCACCTTTACCATTTCCTCCAGTTATTTTAATAACGGGGATTTCTACATAATCAAATCCTGGGTCAACGATCCTTATCTCTTTAAGAAAACCTTTTACCGCACAAAAACCAGCGGCATCAGAACCAACTGAATCATTAATTACTAAAGTTGGAGGATTAATTATGTCATAACCTGTACCACCAGCACCAACTTCTACTTTATTCAGTGATCCATAATATACAATATCACTGGATTTATAATTTAATATTTCAACACCATTAATTAAAATTCCAGTGAATCCAGGTTTTGTTGAATATTCAACTCCATCATTAATAGGAGGAGCAATTTGTCTAAAAAGATTTTGTGATTTTAATGTTTTTGATTTAAATTTATAATATTCTAGTTTGTTTGAAGTTACTGTTACTGGGCTATCAACAGATATAAACTTTGAATTATAAATATCAGATTTACTTAGAGCAAATTTAACATTATTTGAATCGATTCTTTTTATATAATATATTCCCTCGTTAAACAACTTACTTGAGGTTACTTCAACTTCAACACTGCTTCCATCGGTATCAAATGATTGTACCAAATTTTTTTCTGGTGTGTAGTAAACTGCATCTCCAGTATAAAATCCATGGTCTTTAGTAGAAGTAATTTTAAAGATGTCTGAAATAAATGTTCCAGAAAAAATTATTTCTTTTGATGCCACATTTAATGGTTGGTCGTTATAGTTTGGAATAGATGGTGATGCAACTATAATTTTATTACCGTCTTTATATACATTTTGAACATTAGCAGTAAAAATAGAAATATTAGGAAATACTGGAGAAGTTGGTCTTAAAACTTCTCTTTTTATTGTATAAGTGCTAGTAAGTTGTAATTCTCCTTGACCTCTTACATTAAAAGATTTTTTTGAAACAATGTCAATTACTTTAGAATTTTTTTCAACTCCAAAATTATTAATTAACTTTAAATTATCTCCTATTTTGAAAAAATTATCTACTTTTGTTGTAATTTTATAAGTTTTATCGGTATTATCAATTAAAATAATTGATTCAACATCATATAAAGTTAAAATATTAAAAAACCAATTATTTGAAACTATATCTTCAGAATTAATTCCTAAAGTTTTAATCTGGCAAGTATTTCCTTTTTTCAAATAATAGGTATCATCAACTAAAGCAAGATCTTTAATGACAGAAGTAATTCTTACTTTAATATTATTGTCATAATCTCTTGCATAAGTATTAATACCAACATTTGCAAAATCATTAATTATTCCTGTAATATTTGAGCATTTAAAAAATTGATTTACACTTTTTGACTTATATGATATGGTGCCTCGTGTTTGATCATTATATGTAACGTATAGTTCACCACTATTCGGAAATCCTATGGTTGAATCAACATCAAGAGTTGTGAGATCATCAGACGTGCCAGTTATTCTAATATCTGCACCCATCCCATTATGATTTGAACAGTTATATTTTATTACTTCAACTGGAGCATTCACATCAATAGTTAAATCAGTAAAAGATCCTGCTTGTCCTGGAACTCCATTACTTAATATGGAATAATATAATGAAGAAAGAGAATTTCCAAATGTTGTTTGAAATATAAGAATATGCTCAGTATTGGAAGAATCTGATGTATCAAATCTATATGTACTCCCTCTTACTAAAGTCAGTTGTTGTTGAGTTAATCCATCAATTGCCCAAACTTTATTGGGTGGTGGTGTTCCTGGATTTACTACACTAGTTACTATAAAAGTGTTTAAATTATATTGACCAATTACTTTAGTTTGTGGGTGAACTTTGAATTCTCCATATATTGATCCATCAAGTCCAGCATCTTTACTATAACCAGAATCTATACTAAGTTTATAGTACGATCCAGTACCAGTTTTAAGAGATATTTTTTCTACATTTGTAATCGGTGCATATGCTTTTGTAAAATCTAAATATTGATCTTGAAATAAAGTAGAATTTATTAAATTTTCAGGATTACCTTCAATGCTTTCTACAACTAAATCTGTCGTTATTTGATAGTGTGCATCAGATGGTCTAAAAAGATATTCTTTTGGTTTAATAATACGTACATCTTCTCCATAAAGAGCTCTGAATAATATTTCAAAAGATTCTTCAGTACCTTTACTTCCATAAAAATTTTTTGATTGCTTAATGAATAATGCTTGATTTAAATTTTTATCTAAAGTTCTATTTTCAAATCCTGGAGTTAACTGATATTTAATTTTTAATAAAAATTCTTGTAAAAATAAAGAACTCAAATTAAAAATTTTATCTCCTGCAAGATGATTTGCAGATTCTGATTTAGAAAATACTAATTGGTCAGAACGATTTTGAGATTTATAAGAATCAATTCCACTAAATCCTCTAATACACCCAGTAAAAGAACTGAAGGTTTTTCCAGTGTATGTAATTACTTCATCATTAATTTTTAATAGACCATATTTTTCAGGAAATCCATGAGTTCCAGAAGGAGACTTTATAATATTAATATTTAAAGTAGCATCAAAAGATGTAACATTATCATTCAAGATTATAGAATCAACTTGATTCGTTATTTTATCAACTTTGATATATTCATCAATATTTTGAATTAAATCTATAGGGGCTCCTTGAAACTCTTGAGCACGATAATATTCAGAAAGAAACTCAGCGACTAGTGGAAACTCCTCTCTAACATACGCCGGGAGTTGGTTATAAACTATATTACTAAACTGAATTCTTTTTTCTATCATTTTATTGATTTATTTTTTTTATTAATATCCTGAAGAATATGATGGTCCTGAAGAAGAAGGAGTAGAAGATGTTGTTGATGTTGAAGATGGGGTTGAAAGACCAGACAATCCCAGTGATGAGGTTGCAAATGGTGTAGCAACTGCACCTGCTTCAATGTTACTTGTTGGACGAATTAAAAGACCGTTTGCATAACTTGAAGATATGATGTAATTAGATGCAGATTGATCATTTCCAGATGAAATATTGTCAGGAATCATTTCATAATTACTATTACTAATATCTAGTTGCAAATACAAATCTCTCAATCCAATTACATCATTTGAATGTGGAGTTGATGAGAACTCAACAATTGTTTGACCATCTTTTATTTTCCCTGCTTGAATATTTATTGGAGTTATAATTATTATACCTTGTTCATAATTTATTCTACCTATGTTTCTTTTTACTATCGTTGGTGTTGTTGAATTTAATGCTGGAACTGTGAATAGAAATAAAGATCCAGTTTTTCCATCTGAATTTGGAAGGTCTGAAATATAAACATTTTGTAGTATGTCTGATACTCTAAATGCAGAAGATTTAATATTGAAACCACTCATACTATGAATATGAAACTCATTCCCAAAACCAATTTGATATTCAGTAAACGTGTTTAATGCAACTCTCAAGTCTCTTCGCATTTGAATTGTTGTAATATTTGAAGTTACCGACTCATGACTTTCATCAATAGTTTTTAGAAATTTGCTATATTTAAATCTTGCCCCGTAATTATTTAATTCAGTTGATTCTGCATATTTGGTTGTGTTACTCTGTATAATACTTGATACAAAATCAGAACTTGGAGCAAGATTAGTATTATAATAAACTTTTGAATTTATCTCAACATAAAGATATTTCAAATCTAAAATCTCAGGAACAATTCCAGCAACTGAATATTTTTTAAGGTCACGTTTAATATTTTCTTTAATTAAGTTTGGTAAAAAATCACCAGTTCTTGGTTTGATGGTAATAAAAACTTTTCCATATTGAGGAGGAACCAAATCTTCTCCACCAAATACAGAAATAGATTCAGTTTCTGGATAAATTTTTGCAGGAATTAATGTTTCATAATCACTTGCAGTAAGTGCTCTATTTTGAGATGCATATATTCTTGGTGCATATCTTTTGATAGATTCAACAGATTCGATATTTTCTCCACCCGACGCAATTAATCCTGTGGTCAGTAATGAAATTCCAGAAGTAACTGCATATTCTGTAGAGTTTCTATTATATGTAATTCTCCCTGCAAATGTAAATTGATTTATACCATTTGCACTATCACCATTTGAAGTAATGTACCCAACTTCAATAAAGTTTCCTTCTTCAAGTTTCTTACCAAATATTCCATCTCCAAAAATAAGTTCATATCTTTCATCTTCAATTTCTTGAAGAAAGAAAATTTTAGAATCTTGATTGATTTCAAAAATATTATCTTGACGAGTATATTTTGTTGAATTAGTAGATTGTTCGTTATTTCTTACAGTTACAGAAATTAAATCAGTATCAATACCACTATTTGGTAAAATAAATTTTTGATTTAAATTTCTAGTGCTAATAGTAAATCTGCTTGTTAAAAGAGTTCCTTGATATACCTTAAGATCATCAAACGTTGCTACGCCATTAAACACAGGAACCGTTATATCTTCTAAAATACAGAACACGTATGACTGATTACCAAAACTACCTGAGGTGCTTGCTACAGGTCCTTTATGGAGGGTTAGAGAGGATGGTGTGGGAGTTATGCTAGATGTGTCAATGAAAAAACTTACTGTTGCCGTTGCTGCTTTTCTTGAACGTGGAATATATCCAATATTTCTTGCAAGTGATACTACATTTTCTCTAAGAGTAGCACTATCAATAAAAACTTCATTTGCCACCATATTTGCATTATATGATGTGATGTAAGTATTATATGCCAATACATCAATAATTGACGATAAATTTGATCCTTCAAAATCATAATCCGTGAAATTCGAATTAGATTTTAGATACTCTGTAAGAGTAGTTTTAATTTGATTGAAATCTAGGTTTGAAAAATTTACTAATGACATCTATCTGGTTGGTTGCAGAACGAACTCTAATTGCTGCGCTGGAACATCAGCACCAACTACTCTATAAACAATAATTACATTAAAACCACCATTATCATAATCAGGAATGGTCTGAACATCGATTAAACTTACTCTTGGTTCAAAGTTGATAATTGAATTTTGAATTTCATCATTGATAATTGATGCAGAAATTTCATCAACATTTTCAAATAATGATCTACTTACTCTAGAACCAAAATTTTCATTAAAAAATTTTTCACCAGGAAGGGTAAATACAATATTTCGTAT